ATGTGTGCGGCTAAACCTGCCTTAGATTCAACATAACCTGCTCGATAGTGATAGCGGTCATGACCTGCAAGAGAAGGTAATTGGATAATCATACATCCCTTTGTTTCGTTAATCTTCTGATGGTGCAAATGTCCGTGGAACCATGTTCTATGCTCGCACTTGCCCCACAATTCTCGCTTTTCGTTGCTCATAACAGAAGCCAAGTCCATTTTCTTATCTCCGTGAGTAAAACCAATAAGATTGTTACCATATTCAACATACTGTCGAGTCATAGGGGAGACAATAACTTCACAATCGTCAATGTTTTCGTAAACTGCGCTCAAATACATCATAAGGGCAAATGCGGTCATTCTGTCGTGATTACCAGGCATGAATACAACCTTTACGGGAGATACGCTTCTAAGAAGGTCAATGTGTTCACGAGCAAGCATACATCCAGTCATTAGAATCTGTGCAGGGCTTCCACACATATCTTGAGGTGTACCCTTTGTAGTAGTCCCTGTATCTGTATCAACGTGGAACCAATCGGAACCAGTCGCTACAATTATCTCTTCGGGCTTTCCAGGAAGGCGAGAAATCAATTCTGTTGTCTTTTCCATCAATCGGTATCGTGCAGTTTCAAAGTCATATCTTTCACCGACTTCATCAACCCAACCCAATTTACCCCAATGGAAGTCAGTAGGGCTTACAACCAATGAGTAATCATGTTGTGATGGTTCCAATTCAAATGACATTACTTCGGGAAGTTTATTAGTTATTAACTCACGAAACTCGCTAAGTAGATTATCTTCAAACATACGATATTTTGTTGCGTCATCTTCTATTTGCTTCCACTTCTTGCTTTCAAACCCTTTGTGTAGTTCACGTCGTCGTCGAAGAAGTAAATCCTCAACTAACTGTTCGGGAGTAGAATCGACAACCTCTTCGTCTGTATAGGGGTCCATGTCATGAGTCCACCCATGTCTGCGTCGATATTCGTCAAACCATGTACGAGGTATGCCGAATTCACGAGATATTTCATTGATTGATGCCGCTTTACCAACCATGCTTGAATACGCTTCTTTCATGGCTCTGTGCTTAGAACCTTCAACAGAAATCATATCGCCTGCAACTGATAGATAGGTAATGTAGACATCGTTTACTGTATCGTAAAAATATGCACTATTCAATGCTACTGTCTCATTTACAACTGGGGCTTCGGGTTTATCCGCCTTTCTGTCGGGATTGGAGTGGAGCCACTTTCTGATAGCCATTTCCCAACCCTTTACTGTTCTATTGTCATTCATAGCATGAAAGTCTCTCGCATTGGCGATGACGGCTTTTTGATTGTCAAAGTTTTTGTCGATAAATGAGTTTGTTTCATCTGTTATCGCTTTTCGCATATTTATCTCTAATATCACAACCCTTTATTAAAGTGTATTACTTTCAGTAACTTCAACCTCTACTGAAAGAATTAAATCAAGAGTAGTGTAGCGGTTTAGACGAATTCTTTTATTTCTTCATAGATGTTTATTGGGCTTTTTTCATTTCTTATTATTACTTCTTTTTCTTACATCCCTATGAAAGAATAAAAGAATTAACCCGAACCAAGCAACGTAGTCTCATTTTATTCTTTTTGTCGGCACGTAATTAACTGAAACAATTAAAGCATACGATGAAATGACGTTAGAAGAATGTTTACCACATGATAGTGGAGGGGTTTAGAGAATGGCCTTTGACTTACGTTACGGACTCGCAATCACAATTACTTTATTTGTCCTTGAAGCATTGTTTTGGCTCTTTGTTGGTAATAGAATTTTCAGATATTTGAAAAAAAGAAAGAACCATTAAAAGACAAACCATACGTGGGTAGACCATGCCTACATGGTGGCCGTTTTCTAAAAATGTCAAAGCAGATGACAAACCGCAGGTTCGTGTAGGTTCTAATGTACCGCTATCAGTAGCGGCAGGTTTGCCTAACATTATGCAAGATACTGACAAACTACAATCATCTACAAACTACGACAATGAGTTTGATATGTTTGATGCTATGGTCAAATTAGACCCCGAACTCAACGGCGCAGTTCGTAGCGTAGCACTAACCGCTAACAACTACATTATTAACTACACTAAGGCCAAGAACGCACGAATACGAAACGGTATCATGATGCTTGTTGAACAAATTGACCTTGATGACATACTTATCAATGCTATGCGTAACTTGATGGTATATGGTAACGACGTAAACAAATTAGTTGGTCGTGCAGGTGTAGGTATTACAGATGTTCAAAACCTCCCAATCAAACAAGTAACTATTGTAGACCAACGTGGAGCAAAAGGAATACCGTTTGTTGCCGACGAACAATCCTACATTATGACAAATGACTACTATCTACTACGTGAAGGTTCAGTAAACCCTATGATATTCCCTAAGAGAGAAGTTATGCACTTCCGAATTGATTACCGTAGTAACTGGTTTACAGACCAAAAATCACGAGATACATACGGAGTATGGGGAGCATCTCGTTTCACGTCTCTAAAGCAGGCTATACGTGCAAAATACAACAGTATGAACAACCACATCGCTCTTGAAGATGCACTCACCAAGCAATTCATTACAATCGACAAGTCGGCTATTGAGCATATTACAGACCCCGACGAACAGTATGAGCGATTAGGCAAAATTATGGATGAAGTAATCAGTCTGTTTGAAAATCTACGTGGCGACCAAATGCCAATCCTTCCATCCTACGTTCAACTACACCACGTAGACCTCAACAATACCATTCCCGATAATAGTGGCTTCCTTGATATGGTTGCTTCTAACATAGCGGCTGTACTTCACGTACCACGAGTGGCCGCAGGTCAAGAGCAAGGTTCAACCTTCGCCGCCACATACAACGCAAATATGTGGTCGTTCCAAGCAATCACTCGACTTCAACACGTTGTCAAGCAAGAAATCATGAAACTGTTTTCACATCACCTTGAATTGCTTGGAGTTGAGCATACCATCAAAGACCTTCCACCACTTGAGTTTTCCCCAGTAGCAGACGAGTCGGCATTAGACTCTATGAAAAGAGCAGTTATGGGTTATCAAGCAGGCATAATCACTCTTAACCAAGCACTTGAAATGATTAGCCTGCCCGAAGAAAAAGCCGCTAACTCAAGAATAGAAAAATCATCAAAGCCTACTATGGGTGAATTGCCAAGAACCAACGAGCAAGACACAAATGATGAAAAGACACTTTGATTGTGGAACAATAGCAGGGGGCGCACAGCATGACAAAACAACAAAGAAAACAAACCCAATCCTTCAATGACCGTATGGTAAAACGTACAGTAATTCCCGCTATTTATCTTTGGCTTCTCGCAAGCGGCGCAGTAGTCGCTATGGGTATATGGAAGCCCGATGTCGTTCTTGAAAACCTCGACGGGTTCATCGCTCTCATCGCTATTATCGGTGGTGTAGCCGCCCCTGCCCTTAACACAGTTCTCCGTATGTGGGAATCAGAACAAACTATTGAAATAGACAATATGCCTGCGGAACTTAAGCATTCAAGAGAAAGTGCTTCCATTCACCAACAACACACTATTGATTTAGCAGAAAAGGCTCAAGAGCATCAACAAATCGTCGAAAAGCACGAAGTTGGAGTTACTAAAATTGTGCCGATTGAAAAAAGGAAGTGAGTTAGATGTCAAATATAGAAGATGGAGAATTGGTCGAAGCGGCAGAGTATCAAGGAAAAAAAGTTACTCTCGGTAAACCATTTAGAACTCAAGGCGGTCCTAAGAAGTTCGCAGTATATGTTCGTAACTCAAGTGGTAAAGTAATCATTGTGCGTTTTGGCGACCCTAATATGGAAATCAAGCGTGATGACCCTAAGCGAAGAAAAGCATTCAGAGATAGACACTCGTGTTCTGAAAAGAAAGACCGTACAACACCAGGTTACTGGTCGTGCCGTCAATGGTCTACAAACAAAGTAGAGGCATCCTATGATGAGATATGGGAGCAGAACGAAGGAGAAGTTATCGAAGGTATTGAAGAAGTCATTGAGGCTTCTCATGAAGATGACGAACCTTGTTGCGGAGGGTGTGCCAAACACGCAGAAGCAAAAGAAATCCGAAAGGATGTATATGATAATCCAGGTGAAGCCACAGGTCGAGCCAAAGAATTAGGACTGGAAGGTATTCACTCTCACGAAGAAA